ACAAGGAGTATTTATGCTTGAAGCTTTTATCGTAACTCTATGGATCGAGTACAATGGTAAACTATATGTGAAAGAAGCTGACTCAATAACTAGAAACTGTGAGTCAACTACAAGAGATTTGTACGAAAGATTTAAAGAGCTACCAAATATGAAACTCAAAGCCGTTAAGTGTGACTCGGTGCAATCATTTACAGAAAGAAGGGATTACTTCAATGGCAAAAGGTAATGGTGAAGACCTACAAGACGACAAGATTCTTACCGATGTAGAAATGGTTTATGCATTGGCTAAGATAAAACAATTCAAAGATGTTGTGCAAAGAATATCGATCGAAAGATTTTCTCAAGAACAATACTTCGATCTTATCGATGCAATCTTTGATGATATATTTAACCCACTAACTGATAAGGAGAAACAATAATGAGTGGATCAGAACTAAGACTAAGCGACCTAAAACGACACCTCAAACCAATAGTTGATGAGCTATTGGATAGTGTAACTAACGAACCAAAGGAAATAGAATATCTAATTGACTATGCCTTGAAGGATTTGCTATATCCAAAAAAGCGAACGGCTAAGGATAGGATCATACACAACTGGAAACATGCTTTGAAATCGGAAGTTGATGATGATCGACCTTGCGATACAGAGCCACCAAATAATCTTATAAAGGTGGACTTCAACCCTGATAAGTAATGAAAAACTGTAAGAGAGTAGGGTGTGACAATCCCGTCACATCCTCAAAGAATAAGTATTGCTCGATGACATGTAGTGCAGTAGTCAACAACACTAAGTTTCCTAAACGAAAACGAAAAGACTATGGTCACTACCTCTGTGCCTACTGCAACAAGCGACACACTAAGAGAAGTAATACAATGAACAAGTATTGTGATAATGTCTGCCAACAAAAACATCGCAAACATATTCGCAATATTAAAATAGAACAAGATGAGAATATGGGTAAGTCTGTAGGTAAAAAAAGACTTATCATATCTTATCTCAAAGATACTAATCGATGGTATTGTAACCAGTGCGGGGCGTTGGCAGAAGAGTCGCCATTGGAGTTTCATCATATTGATGGGAACCGGCACAACAATCGTCTGTCAAACTCGATGGTGCTATGCCGTAATTGTCATGGGAGAACACAAAACTTTAGAGGGAGAAACAAAGGAAGCAGCCACTATATATAGTTATCTATAGTTAATCATAGTTATATAGAGATAATCATAGTTATAAAGAGATAATCATAGTTATAATTAGACATTCATAGAACTAGCATTAGACTAACACTAGACTATATATAGTCTCCCCCTATATATGGGGATAGGCTATCATTGATTTCAAAATCTGGCAACCCCTTGACAAAAATAATTAGAGGATGTATTTATAGGGCAAGACCCGCAAAAAATTAGGAGACGACTATGACAGTAAACCAAAACCCATTTGTAAGGCACAC